GGCTGATGCTGACGTGGCCAGCTATAGCATCAATGGCCGGTCGCTTACCAAGATGTCATTTGACGATCTGATCAATGCGCGTGATTTTTACCGTAAAGAATACGCCAAAGAACGTGCAAAAGAGCGTGCAGACGCCGGTGAAACTACTGGCCAAACTGTGCTAGTGAGGTTTTAACAATGGGCGTTTTTGATTTCTTCAAACCGAAACCAAAAGCACGCAAGATGGCGCGTGCCTATCACGGGGCCGATACCGGCAGACTGTTTAGCGATTTTATAAGCAGTAGCCGGTCAGCCGACAGTGAAATTAAGCCATCACTGCGTATCCTGCGCGACAGATGCCGCGAAATCAGCCGCAACCATCCATATGCCAAACGCTATCTGCAAATAATGACCACGAACGTGGTCGGGCCTAATGGTGTGCGGATACAAGTGCGTAAACGCAACGATGATGGATCGCTGGATAGCGTAGGCAACCGGATCATCGAACAGGCGTGGCAACAATGGGGTCGCACCGGCTTTTGCACAGTTGATGGCCGTATATCGTGGTCACAAGCACAGCGATTGTTTTTGGAAACGCTTGCACGCGATGGTGAAGTGCTTATTCAGAAAATCAAGAACCCTGCTGGCAATCCATTTGGCTTTTCGCTCAAATTTCTGGAAGCTGATTATCTTGATGAAGGCTATGACGCGCGGCTGAACAATGGCAATGAAGTGCGGATGGGTGTGGAATTAGACAAGCGCACCGGCAAGCCGCTGAACTATTATTTATTTGAAGATCACCCGCACCACGATCAGGGCTATGGATCAAAGACAAAGCGGCACCATAAGATCGTGCCTGCCGACCAAATCATTCATTGCTATATACAAGAACGCGCCGGACAAACACGCGGCACGCCTTGGATGTCAAACGTACTATCACGGCTAAAAATGCTGGATGGTTACGAAGAAGCCACGCTTGTAAATGCGCGGGTAGCCGCGTCAAAGATGGGCTTTTTCACAAGCCCCGAAGGTGATGGCTTTATTGGCGATGATTACGATAATCACGCACCGATACTAGACGCCAGCCCGGGTACATTTTCACAGTTGCCAGTCGGAATGGATTTTAAAGCATTCGACCCGTCATCTGGCACTGAGAGTTTCGATGAATTTGAAAAAGCGATTTTGCGCGGCATAGCGTCGGGGTTGGGCGTTAGCTATGTGTCATTGGCAAACAATCTGGAAGGTGTCAGCTATTCATCGATCCGGCAAGGCACCATCGAAGATCGTGACCATTTTAAGATGATCCAGCAGTTTATGATCGATCAGTTTGTTGATCCGATTTACCGCGCTTGGCTAGAAATGGCCATCACAGTTGGCCGGATCAATCTGCCTATGGGTAAATATGATCTATTTGCTGATCAAGTGATTTACCGGCCACGCGGGTTTGCTTGGGTCGATCCGCAAAAAGAAATTCAAGCCAGCGTCACTGCGCTTAATAACGGGATCGTCAGCTTGCAAGACGTTCACAGTCAATACGGGCGCGATACTGAAGAAATTTTTGAACAGATTAATCGCGAAAGCGAACTGGCAGACCGTTATGGCATCGATACAGCGTTTCAGCCATTCGGCACCAAGTTACCAGCACAGCCATCGATAGATGTGGGGCGTGAAGAAGATGCCGAAATATAAAGGTGTTGAGGTTAATTTACGGCCCACCGCTGGTATGGCGGCAGAGGCCAGAAAGTTTTTTAAGTGGCGCGAAGAAGGTAAACAAGGCGGCACAGCCGTTGCAGTTGCCCGTGCGCGTCAGTTAGTAAACCGGCAGGAATTATCGCCGGAAACAGTGCGCCGGATGCACAGCTTTTTTAGTCGGCACGAAGTTGACAAGCAAGCTGAAGGTTTTAGTGCCGGTGAAGATGGCTACCCGTCAAAAGGTCGCGTTGCTTGGGCGGCGTGGGGCGGTGACGCCGGACAAACGTGGGCAAGGGCAAAAGATGCCGCACTTGACCGCATCGATGAAGGTGAAAGGGGCATTGAAATGTCTGAAGATGACCACATTGAAAAATCAGACGAATTGGTGCAAGATGCAACTATGGATAGACATATACAAAACATCACAGAAACCGAAGAAACGGTGACAATCACGTTTGGCAAATCAGACGCGCCGGTCACTGAAACTACTGGTTACGATGAAGATGATGAAATGGAACGGTTTGACCGTGGTCAGTTGTCATTTCGTGCGGCTGACGGCGATATGGTTGAAGAAGATGATCGGCGGGTGCGGATGTCACTGTCATCCGAAGAACCAGTTGAACGGTCATTTGGTTATGAGGTTTTGCGGCACAACCGCGAAGCAGTAGATTTGTCACGGATGAACAGCGGCCACGCGCCATTGCTGTTAGATCACGATATGACAAAACAAATTGGCGTTGTCGAACGTACCTATCTTGATGAAGCTGACCGCAGACTACGGGCAGTTGTTCGCTTTGGAAAAGGCGCACTTGCAAGAGAGGTTTATGATGATGTCAAAGACGGTATCCGATCCAATGTGTCTATTGGCTATCAGATACGTCAGATGGAAGATAAGAGTGCAGACGGGACGGTCGGCATTTCTTCGTGGATTCCATATGAAGCAAGCATTGTGAGCGTGCCAGCCGATGCCGGTGTGGGCGTCAATCGCAGTGCTAATGTTGAACCAGTGATCAAGGAAAAGGAGACAGTTAAAATGTCAGAAGTTGATCAAAACGAAATCCGCGAAGCCGCCGCTGAAGCCGCCAAGCGTGATTTCCAAAAGAATGCCAGCGAGATCATCAATCTTGCTGTTAAGCACAACCGCCGCGATTTGGCTGATCAAGCCATTGGTGACGGCCTGTCTGTGGCGCAATTTCGCGCAGTATTGCTGGACGCCATTGGCGAAGGCAAGCCGCTTGAGCAGTCAGCCGGTGCGGTTGATATGTCACCAAAAGAAGAGCGTGCCTATTCGTTTATGAAAGCCGTTCGCGGTCTGGTAAATGGATCAGGTCTGAACGGTCTGGAGCGTGAGGTTTCTGAAGAAATCGCAAAGCGTTCTGGTCGTGAAGCACGCGGCTTTTATGCACCAGACACATTCTGGGGCGGCAAGCGTGATCTGACTGTTGGCACAGCCACAGCCGGTGGTCACTTGGTCGGCACAGACCATCTTGGTGATCAGTTTGTTGATGCACTGCGTTCACGCTTGGTGTTCAATGAGCTTGGCGCACGCTTTATGACTGGTCTGCGTGGCGATGTTGCTATTCCAAAGCTGGCAACTGGCGTATCTGCTGGTTTCGTTGCTGAGAATGGCGCAACATCTGAAGTGAACGCTGTGTTCTCACAGATCACAATGTCACCAAAGTCACTTGGCGCATTCACAGACGTTTCACGTCTGCTGATGATCCAGTCTGACCCATCAGTTGAGCAAATCGTTCGTGACGATCTGTTGAACGCGATTGCACAAAAAGTTGAAGATGTTGCCATCGAAGGCGGCGGCTCAAATGAGCCATCAGGCATCATCGACACTGCTGGCATCGGTTCAGTAGCTATCGGCACCAACGGTGGCGCGATTGCTTGGGACGACATCGTTAACTTGGTCAAAGAAGTTGAAGTTGACAACGCGGCGATCAACGGCAACACACTTGCCTATCTGACAAATCCGAAAGTGAAATCTTTGATGGCATCAACATCAAAGGTCGCTTCAACAGATAGCGTAATGTTGCTGGATGCACCTTGGAACAGCCTGTATGGATACAATTTGGCAATCACCAACAACGTGCCATCAGATCTGACCAAAGGCACATTGACCACAGCGTCAGCTATGATCTTCGGTGATTTCTCACAGTTGATGATGGGCTTCTTCTCAACACCTGACATCCTGATCGACCCATACACCGCTGGCAGTAGCGGCGCGGTTCGCATCAGAGTGATGCAGGAACTTGACATCGCCGTGCGCCATAGCCAGTCATTCGCGGCTTGCTTGGACATCGATGCCTAAATCACAAGCGGGGCGGCTTCGGTCGCCCCGTTTTACCCATAGGGGGCTTTGATGAAGATTAAGTGCAAAAGAAATATCGTGATAAAAGGCGTGGCGCACGTCGTCGGTGATATTGTTGAGGTGACAGACAACATCGGTCTGGATCTGGTCAACACTGGCCGTGTTGAGGTTTATGAGGACAAGATCGGCATCACTGATCGCGCTGTTGGTCTGACAAAGAAATCAGCCGCCAGCCTAGTCAAGCGGAATACAAAGAAAAATGCCAAATAGATATGTGAAAATAACGGTCATTAAAGACTGCCAAGCTGGTTCTGTAGGTATTATGCTTGCCGGAGAAGATCACGATGTGCGTGAAGATGAAGCGCAAAAACTGATTGATCGTGGTTATGCAAAGTTATGGTCTGAAAAGCCAGCTAAAGTGGCCAAAGTAGCCAAAGTGGCTGAAGTGGACGATGAATAATGGCGGTCGAAAGCGCAGATGATCGTGCCATATTTGTTGGCGTTGATGATTTTGGTGTTGCCGCAACATACAATGCGGCCACTGTAAATGGCATTTTTGACAATGAATTTGTTGAGGTGGATGCTGGTGGCGGCGTTGGGTTTGCATTGCAACAGCCACGCTTTGTTTGCCGCACCGCAGACGTTTCAGCCGCCGCTGAAGGCGATACAATCACGATCAATGCAACTGGTTACACAATCCGCATCGTACAGGATGACGGGACTGGTATGACCACACTGGTATTGGAAAAGCAATGAGCCACGTCAGACAACAAATACGCGATGATATCGTGACCACGCTGACGGGGCTGACTACAACGGGCAGTAACGTATTCCGAAGCCGGATATTTCCGCTGGAAGAAACAAACCTGCCAGCATTGTGCATATACACAAAGAGCGAAACAAGCGAATATGACACAATAGGCTTGCCACGTTCTGTGAACAGGATTTTAGACGTAGCTGTTGAAGCATACGTCAAAGGCGTGTCGAATTATGATAACACGCTAGACACGATTGCGGTTGAGGTTGAAGAAGCCATTGCCGCTGATATAACGCTTGGTAATTTGGCAAAAGACGCACAGATTACCGCGTTTGAAGCTGATTTTGCGGGCGATGGCGAACAGCCGGTGGCCGTGGGTCGGTTTACAGTGACGGTTCAATATAGAACCGTTGAAAATGACGTTGAAACTGCCGTTTAAGGAGATTAACCAATGGCGACTTTTAAGGGTAACGATGGTGTCGTGCTTATCGGCAGTGACACAATGGCCGAAGTGATCAGCTTTTCTGTTGATGAAACCGCAGACACCATTGAAGATACAGCAATGGGTGATACTGCTAAATCATACAAAGCATCATTCACCGATTTCAGCGGAACCGTTGAAACATATTTTGACGATACTGATACCGCGCAAAACAACTGCACAGCCGGTGATAGCATCACATTGAACTTGCAGATGGAAGGTAACACATCTGGCGATCACAAGCTGACTGGTTCAGCTATTGTAACCAGCCGGTCAATCGGTGT